ACCAATTGAGTTATCAGGTCTGTCAACAAACCCAACAACTTTGGCTATGCCACTAGTTGTAGTTGTAGTTACCCCTTCCTTAGAACGGAGATTGTTAGCATCACCTGCAGTTGTAGAAATCGTGAATGTTCCACCAACACTGGCTTGAGTAGGAGTCCCAGTAGACTGAGCCTCATAAACAATGTCAGGGTCGCTGTATACATACGCTTTCGCATCTGCAGAACCTAAAGTAGCAGTCGTGCTTGACCATTTTCTGGACCAAACAGGAGTGCCGTCTGTTGCTGTGTATTGTACACCGTAGAACACACCTAGAGGTGCATCAGTAGCACCACCTTGAAGAACGTAACCACTAGCAAGTTTTACTACATCACCTGAAAAAATATCGCCTGTAGCTCCACTCTCGATTGCGAACTCTGATGGTCTAATTGTGCCCCCACTTATGTGGTACGCTGGTGTAAATCCATTTGGATCATTTACATTAGCCATTATTAACTCCTATGTTAATATTAAGTTATAAATTAGTTCTAAAGATTATCCTTTAGAACCACCGCTTCCAAAAGTAACCTTAGTTGACCTAGACGGATTGTCTATGGGCATAATAGGATTACTCTCTCGCATAAGATTGTGGTCCACTGCATCCATTTGGTCGTTAGCAAGTTGAGCATAGTAATGTCTTCTTTCTGCGACCGTTTCGGTAGGCATCTTTGCGAGGATTAAGCCACCAACTCCTATGACTCCAGCGTGTTTACCCTCATCGATGGAAGGTGCTTCAAAATCAGGATGGTCTTTTGCCATTACTGGCTCCCAACCTTCACGAATACGTTTAGACATATTCGCCTGATCTTGTTGACCTACCATTGACTCACGTATCCATCTGTATACATAGCCCTCTGGTGGTGTAGGTGCGTCTAATAAAGACGGTGGACTCCATGGTTTTCTACGAGCTGTTTTTTCTCGACTTTCTGCAGATCTGGAGGTTCGATCTGTGTTAGTAGTATTTTTAGTTTCATCTACCATTTTTTACTCCTTGATATGCTTAGCATATTCTTCTAGTGGCACACCTAATCTTTTTGCTATTGCTACTTGACTCGGTGTGAGTTGTACTTTTCTACGTGACCGTGTTCTTGCTGTAGTAGAACCTCTACTTGAACCAGCTACAACCTCGTTCACCATGTTCTGTTGAGTTTTTCCTAGTTTATGAGGAAAAGCCTCTGCCATTCTTTTATCCACTTCTGCATAATAATCGTCAGAAGTAGGATCGTAACCTTCCTGTTCTACTAACTGCCTATGAAAAGCAAAAGCACTAGTAGTCATAGCTACATCAGAGCCGAACCATTCGTTCTTTTTAGCCCAATCTTGAGCTTTAGGATCTGCTTGTACTTGAGGCTCTTGTTGAACTTGACTTCGGGCTTGTATTTCCTTATCAACATCAACGACAGCTTCTTCTACTTCTTCAGGTTGTTTAGCTCTGACCCTATTTAGGCTTTCCTCTTCTACTGCTAATTTAGCAATACTTTTTTGAGCTTCGAGCATGGCATCTGTATCGCCACTTTCGTATGCCTTTTTATAACGGTCTTGAGCTGCCTGAAGTTCAGAACCAACTCTGCCTTTATACTCATCATAAAGGTTTTGATCAGTTTTTGAAAGTTTATTTTTGGTTTTATTAAGTTCACCTTGAACAGATTTAGCATAATCTATTGCTGCCTGTTCACGTCTTTCAGCTTCACGAATCTTATAAGTAAGTTTAGCGATACGTTTTTTAACGCCTTCGCTGTAATCTTCTATTTCATCAGATTCTTTTTTAGCTTCTTCTTGTTGAGGCTCTTCTTCTTGAAGTTCCTCATCTTCACTATCTTCTGACTCAGGGAGTTCAACTTCCGTTAACTCTTCCTGTTCAGCTTCTTGTTGCAAGGCTTCATCTGCCATGGTTTGCTCCTATAGTTGCGTAACTCATATTAACCTGCTACTACATCCTCTGGATCGTTTATAACTGCTAATACATCGTCATCGTTTAATAATCGCAAGTCGCCACCCTCAATTTTGATTCGTGCTCCTGCGTACCTGCCGAATATCACCCAGTCACCTTCTTGACACCATGCACCTCCAGGATATCTATCCTTATCAGCGTATGCGTCTGGACCAAGTGCTACTACGTATCCTACATTAGTGGCTATACGTTCTTTCTCTAATGTTTCATTAGCTAAATATAAACCACCTTTAGTCTTTTGTTTTCTACTGAAAGGTAAGACTAATAACCTGTAGCCTGTTGGGGTTGGGAGTTGTTCTTTTAGACTACTGTCTTCTTGAACACTGTCTGGGGTAAATTTTAAATCCTCTTTAACTTCTGTTGGTTCTTTTTCAAAACGGTCAACAGTTTTAGGAAGAGGTTCTCCGCCTTTACCAAAAGCTTCAACTTTTTTATTCATCTTCAATATCCTTATGCAGGTCACTAATTAAAAACTCCGTAAACGACAGACCTGATATTTCGCCTACGATTTTTTGATAATCCTCAAAGTTTTGAATACTACCACTCGCTAGAGTTTGGATTAGTTGTTCTTTTCTTTCTTTTATCTGTTTCTTTAATTTATCTATCAGCATCCCCAATCCCTTCGTGCCCAGTAGTTAGCTTTAGTTCTATCACTTCCTAAACTTTTGCTCCGTGCACAATAAGATTTTTTACGCTGTTTATTTTCTTTGTGCATACCAAGTTTAGCATCACCAAAAGTGATTCGTTTAACATTGCCTGTTGATGGATCTTTAACAAAAACCTCTTTACGTTTTTTGCCATGTCCAGGACTCCCTTTAGGTATGGGTCTGGGAGTATTTAATTTAACTTTTTTGCCTCTATATTCTGCCATGTAACAAAATTATAACTTAATTTCTGTAATACACAATTTTTAAGGATTTTCTATATATAGAATATCTAAACCTGCTGAAATTGAAATATTAGCATTTGAAGAACTACCTAGAGCTCTCACTTCAATATCTGTTTTTTCTTCAAGCTGTATAGGGAAATTATATTTTTGAATTAAGCTGTCGTTGACTGTTACAAACTTATCTTTTACGTTAAAAACACCACCTTGCGGTCTACTAACAAGCCTTATTATTGCGAATTTATTATTAGCTTCTGTTGCTACTGTTATTTTGGTTTGGTATAAATAAGCTGTATATCCTGCTGGCACTGTCCAAAGTGCCATAAGTGTTTGATTGTCACCTATTGCTACAGTTGCATATTTATTAGTAGGTACTCCAGCTGAAGGGGTAGCCTCAGTTCCTACATATAAAACACCAGCATTAGCACCACCACTACCTGCTGATAAAACTTCTATTCTGTTTACTCTTATCCAATTACTAGCGTCACCTAATTGAACACCAGCTTGTCCGTTTAAGTCAACGGTAACTGATACTTCATTATAGTTAGCATCAAGACCTGAAACTTTTGCACTTGTAGCACCTGTGCTCCCCACGTCATCAAATCCTGATGAACTTGATATATAGAGAGTAGACGCAGAAGCTAAATAGGAGTATAAACCTCCCTGTGCCCAAACAGTTTCTAATGAATTAACTATAAGTGGGTTATAACCAAATTTAAAATTTGTTTTATGGTAAGTTATTTGCTGACGAGCTACTTGTAACTCAAAAGGTTCTGTTTTACCAACTCTTGATATTGAGGACTTTTCTGCCATTAGCTTAGTTTAGTTACTTTGTGTTTAGAAGCTATACCATTACCTTTACACATAACTGTGTCGCTACCGCCACCTCTACTCATCATTTTAAAATCTTCACCAGATATTTTACCGTCTTTGTTTTTATCTAGTTTAGTTTGACCGCCAATTAGACCGCCATCTTTTTTACCTTGTGCTGCTTTTATTTGAGCTTCGGTCGGTGCACCTTTTTCACCTTTTTTACGCATACGTTCACCTGAGCCTCTTTCTATACGCTCACGTTTAGCATGGATATTAGCCCATAGTCCTGGTCTTTTAGCCATGATTACTGCTTCCCACTCCAACTAGCGTTGTGTCTTGTGCCTTGAGTTGCTTTACCTGTGCCTTGAGTTTTAACTTTCCCTTGACCAAATACTTTTTTGAATAAAATATCTTTTACTCGTACTGGACCGTCAGCTAAGTTAATTCTATTAGGACCTTTTACGTTTACTTTTTTCATAATTATTTCCTTTGTTTAGCTTTACCGCCACGCTTCATGGCTGTCTTTTTCTTTTTACCTTTAGCCATCATCTCACCGCCACACATCATGCGTCTACGGTTAGCATTGCCTGCTGGTATTTTCATTTTTCCTCTTTGTTGTCCTGGCATTTTAAATTCCTCTGTTTTGGTTGTCTGAGTTTCTAACATCTCTTAGTAACTCAGCGTAAGTTTTACGGATGCTCTCTTTTTCTTTCATGAGAGCTTCCTCCCTATCTTGAGCTATCTTCATTTCTGCGATAGCTTCATTTGATTCTATTTTAGCTAAATCTACTTGAGATTTTAAGGCATCAGACTGTGCTTTTTGTGCTATTTCTTGTTGTTTTAATTCCACTATAGGATTCGTCTGTGCCATTTGCTGTGCTTGAGCCATAGCCTGAGCTTGACCAGTTACCACTTGAGTAGCCTGAGCTGCAAGTAGTGCTAACTCATTCATTACTTCTGGTGGTATTTGGCTACCAAGTTCTGGTAGTTGTTGCCCTAATACTTGTTCGATTTGTTGCTTATACAACATAGCTTGGTGCTCTTGTATGTTCGCACTAATAGCCATCTGTGCTGTTTGATTTTGAGCTACCATAGGGTTCTGTAAGAAAGAACTATGTGCAGCAATATAAGCATCGTGATTTTGGAACTCAAACGCCTTAATAGGTTGTCCTGTCATAGCTGCTTGTTGTTCGCTGATTGGGTCACGAGGTGGTATTTCTTGTACAGGCGGAAGTATGCCGTCTATGTCTTTTACTTCTAGTGCCTCGTACATACGTTTATAGGCTTCTCGTAAATCATGTATTTGCGGTGCTGCCTGTGCCATTTGTAGTTCTTGTTGAGCTAACATTACCCTTTGAGCCATGCTAAAGATATTAGGGTCACTAACGGGAATAATATCTACTCTATCGTCAAAGTCTGTAGCTTTTATTTCTCTACTTGCTCCTGGAACATCATAAGGATAAACAGGAGGTAAGCTACGAGAGAAAATTTTAGCTAAAAGCCTAAATTCTTTCTTTTGAGCAAAGTGTAAACGCTTGTGTATAGCTGACATCACCTTAGTACCACGTTCTAACATGGCTACAGTAGTGCCTACAGGTAGTTGTTGACTACCAATATCACCTACTTGCATGTCTGCAATACTAGCAAACCTTCTACCAGAGTCAATAATGACTCCTAATAGCTGAGTTAGTACATTACTAGGCTCTTTATAGGGTAAAGGCATCAATGCATCACGGATTGTGCCTCCTGGAACGTCAACATCCCTAAATTCACCAGGACGTAAAGGTTCATCTTCACCTTGTACTCTCATACCACGTGCTTTAAAGCCAGCAGGTAAGTTACTTAGTGTTCCAGCGTCAATTAACTGACGTAAAATTGATGTAGCGGACTTAGTAAGCCCTCCAATCATGTGAATTAAGCCAAAACCGTAAAATCCAAGTCCTGGAAGGAACTTATAGTGTACAAAATACTCTTTTTTACGGAATAATTCGTCGCCTTGCTCCCAATTACGTCGTATTGAGAGTATTTCATCGCTATCTTCTAGGATAGTTACGATGTATGGCACCGCAAAACCGTAATTATCTATGTCTGGAAGCTCTAAATTGACGTGTAACTCTAAAACTGAGTACTCATTATAGTCTGCTAAAGGCGGTTGAATGCCTTGCAGCTCATCAATTTTTTCTTTTGCTTCGTTATATTCTAAATCTACCCCTGCTTCACCTATTTGTACGTCTCTGTACGTACCGTTCATTTGTAATTTCTTTAAATCGTTACCAGTCATGCTGATAACATGGGTAAATCTAGGACTAGTTTCTAAATCTGTAGTTTCATAAGCTACTACTAAGTCTTCAGCTTTTACTAATCTACTGGTAGCTCTACCTAATAGGTTGTCGTAATAAACTTTTTTGAATGCACTACCAGCTAAAGGTAGATAAAATAGTAAACTGTCCATCTCTGGGTCATATTCTTGCATAACCTCAGTGATTTGATAGTTCATAAATTCTTTTACACGTTGACTTTGATCCATTGCTTCTGGGCTTTCGTTACCCATGACACGTGTTTTTACTGGACCGCCACTAGGCAATAATTCTTTATAGGCTTGAGCTTGAAATTGTGTGACTGACTCACTCAATAGTGGGTGATGTACACCTGTAGCTCCAGGAAAAGGTTCTTCCCTTTCCTCAGTTTTTATACCCAGTAGTTCTAAACCTTTAGTAAATACATCAAGCCAGTCTTTACGTGAATCTTTATCTTGCTCAAAAGCGTCAACTAGTTCACTGGCTAAAGTTTGTAAAGATGAAGGATCAATAACTTCTGCTAAATTAACTTGATGTTCAGTAACAACTATTTCTTCCTCTTCAAATAAGGGAAATAAATTACCTTGTGGGTCAACTTCAAAAGCTGTAGTCTGCTCACCTTGTATGTCCATCTCCTCAGGAAGTTCTACTTCTAGAGTTTCCTCAATTTGATTTTGGAGTTCTTGCGGTAAGCCACCTTCTTGGAGATTTTGTCTTTCTATTGCCATGGGTTAATAATAACTTATTTTTCGTCTGGGATATAGCTCTTCGTCTTCATAGTCGCTAGGCAGTTTTATAAAACCACCTTGCCTAAAACGTAGTAATGCTTGTGTGGTTGAGTCTACTAAGTCATCGTGATCACCAGCAGGAAACATCGCACATTCTTCTATTACTTCATTCGCCCATTTAGTATCAGGTGCCCAAACCATACCTGACTCAAACAAAGGTGCACTTGCGTTTACTCTAGCTACCTTATCATTTCCTTTGCTGGGAGTAAAGTTCTGTACAGGTATCCCGATGTTACGTAGTTCTTGAGTTAAGGGCATACCACTGGCTTTACCTTCTATAATAGTTACGTCAGGTTGCCACTCATGATATTGTTCTAGGGCTATGGCTTTTAATTCAGGAAAACTATACCTACCTTTTATGGCGTCTAATAAAATAATATGTGGAGCTGTGCCGTCATAAAAATGTTCCCCTATACTGCCTTCTGGATAAAAAACTCCCCAAGTAGTAATAGCTGAGTAGTCAGCCATCTCACGTTTTAAAAATGCAGTATCGTAACTTTGTATTAAGTATTCGCAACGTGGGGGTTTATCACTGGTCCACTCTTGCCACCATTCACGTTTTAATAAAGCACCTTCTTCTGAACTTGGGTTCTGCATGTATTGAGCATGCCACTTAGGACCACCTCTTAGCGTAGCTTGTACACTTTCTAATTCTTCCTTTGACCAATATTCTGGCCATAGAGGGTCGCCACTTGGTAAAATAGCAGGAAGTTCTATCACTTCCCATTGATCCGCTTTAGGATCACGAGCCATATCTTTTAAAAGTTTACCTGTTAAATCGTTCACGTTCCAACGTGTCATAACTATAACGATGCTTCCTCCTGGCTGTAACCTTTGCCTTGGACCAGAGGTGTACCAATCATACGTGTCTTCCATAGACTTTGGGTTCATAGCGTCTTGTTCTGAATGAGGATCATCAATAATAAATAAGTCTGCTCCCCTTCCTGCTAAAGCACCCCCTACACCAGCAGCATAGTACTCGCCCTTTCGTTTTGGGTCACGCTTGTCTTGAGTTTCCCATTTACCTGCTGCTTTTGAGTCTGGGTTAATTAATACATCAGGAAATATTTTTTGAAAGTCTTCCGTTAACATTAAGTCCCTAATCTTTCTACCAAACTTTACAGCCAAGTCTGCGGTGTGCGTGGCTTGTAGTATTTTTAAACTAGGGTTACGTCCTACTAAATACGCAGGAAAGTAATGAGAAGCAAATTCACTTTTCGTGTGCCTTGGTGGCATGTTAATAATTAGTCTTTTTATTTTGCCTTGGGCTATGCGGTCAAAAGCGTCAGCCATTTTAGCATGGTGTGCACCAGCAATAAACTGTGGCCATTGAGTTTTAACAAAGTCTAAAAAATTACCTTGAGCAGTTTCAACACGTTGTATTTCTGCTAACCTTTCGGTCAGTTCTAAATGTTCCTTAAGGACATCCTCAGGAAGTTGTTCTAGTAGTTCTTTTTTCAATATTTAAAACAAAGGGAATACATCACCGTTTGTAGAGTCGACTGCCCAATATGTGTTATTAGGGTAAGTGTAAATGTATAGTGTGTTAAACGGTTCTGGACCAAGAGGCTTACGTATTGTTACACTGACCCAGTCATCTTTATGTTTTTGAGCGTAAAGATACTCGGTTGATTCTTCTTGTGTTATTTCTATAGGTGGATGAATAACTAAATCGTCCATGTATGGCACGTCTAAGTCTTTTAAATGTACACGACCATTGTTTGTGCATTTAACTAAAAGACTGGTGTTATTTTTTCCTTTAAAAATACAGCCTATAGAGTCTAAACTAGTAGGAGAAGTTCCCTGATACAGTTTAGCTTCTTTTTCGTAGTGAAGAGCAGTTTCCCAACATTTATCTAACATTTGATTAAAGTTCATAAGTACTCCTATGTGTAGTGTAGTGGCATTAAAGTAGCCAGTCCACCACGGTTAAGTTTTAAAGTAGAAAGTGCATCTTTCAACTCATTGGTTAATTCTATTTTATAAAATTCTTGATTGTTTGCATCTGTAAAGGGTTCTGCGTTTAGTTTTACACCGTAGTCACGCTCTATGGCGTTTAAGCCCTTTTCCGTAAACTTTTTATATTTTTTAGCCATCTCACTTGCACCTTTGCTGGGTTGCATTTTAGCTTTAAAATCTATAGGCATTAGCTCGCCATCAGATTCAAATTCAGCTATCCTAACTGCTTCTGGTGTACTTAGTGTTTCACCTCTTTGTCTAGCTACAGCGTAATCATTAACTGGGAACCAGACTTCATCCACCCCTGAGTTAGCTGCATCTTGTAGGGAAGTTTTCATGTGGACGTTGAA